GACAGCTTCTACATCTATCTCGGTGGGTTGATCGGCGGCGGCTGGGGCGCCAAGCACAACAGCGACGGCTGCAACGCGACCATCGCCATGAACGACGGTATTCGAGCGGAGCATAACGTCGACGACCGTCGCGGGGTGTCGCCGATTTCCGTGCTAACCCTTGTGCGGTGCGGGTTTCTCGGCCATGGTCCGGAGCCTAGTGTCGTCGACCGTCGCCTCGTAGTGCCGACGTCTGGTTGGCACAGTGTTGGCACAGATCCGACGACGGAGACATCGGACCCGACGACGAAGACACCATGTTGGCACGGACCTGAGTTGGCACAGGCCGACGGAGACACCATGAAGCAGACCCTTACCGACCGCCTTCTGCACTCGCTCCAGCGCCCGAAGGCCAAGCCCGTCGCCATTACCGATCGCGAGGTGCGCACGCTGCGGGTGCGCGCTAGCAAGACCGGGGTCGTGAGCTTCTCCGTGCTCAAGCGCCCGCCCGGCTCGCGCCGGCTCGCCCACTTCCCGGTCGGCACCTACCCGTTGGTCACGCTCGTCGAAGCGCGACGCCGCGCCCGCGCCCTTCTGCGTGAGCTCGAGGACGGCATCGACCCCCGCGTCCGCGCCGCGGCCGAAGCGCTTGCCGCTGCCGGCGAGCAGGCGCGCACCTTCGCCGCGGTGGCGGAGGCGTTCATCGCCCGCCACGTGGCCGGCAAGCGTACCGCGCCGGACATCGAGGCCCGCATCCGCCGCGAGCTCATCGCGCGCTGGGGCAAGCGGCCCATCACCTCGATCACCCGCGCCGACGTGATCGCGATGGTCGACGACATCGTCGATCGCGGCCACCCCGAGGCGGCGCGGCAGACGCTCACCTATGCCCGCAGGTTATTTGGCTGGGCGATCCTGCGTTACGACCTGCAGTCGGCGCCGACCGATCATCTCAAGGCCAAGGACTTAATCGGCGCCAAGAAGCCGCGGCAGCGGGTGCTCGACGATCGCGAGCTCGCCTTGGTCGTGCGCGCTTGCGAGGGGCCGGCAGCGGCCTACTACGGCGCCTTCATCAAGCTGCTTCTGCTGACAGGGGTGAGACGCTCCGAGCTCGGCCGCGCTGCTTACATGGAATTCGATGTTGATGCTGGGCGCTGGGCCGTTCCGGCGCCGCGGCGGAAGACCGACGAGGCCTACACCGTGTTCTTGGCGCCGGCCGCGATCGCGATTCTGCGCGGGCTCATCGATCGTCATCCGCCCCCGCGCGGCACCGACCTCGTGCTCGGCGCGCGTATCCACTACGTCCGGGCAAAGACGTACCTCGACCGGCGCATCGCCGCGCTCAATGGCGGCGAGCCGCTGGCGCCCTGGGTGTTGCACGATCTGCGGCGTTCGATGAGAACCGGACTCTCGCGCCTCGGCATCGCGCCGCATGTGGCCGAGCTCTGCATTGGGCACGCGCAGCCTGGCCTGCACAAGGTCTATGACCAGCATCGCTATGATGCTGAAAAGAAGCACGCCTTCGCGGCCTGGGGCGCGCACGTGGAGCGCCTCGTCGCGCCGCCCGAGAAGGGAGTGGTGCCGTTGCGCTCGGCCAGATGAAAAGTGAGAATGGGAGGGCCTCAGCGCCGAGTGGTTGATCCGCGCCGAGGCCCGAATGCGTTGTCCCCCACCGCGAAGCGAGGGTGTTCCGCACATGGCCGAAAATAAGCCCCCACGGTCCCGCCCGCAACCACCGTTTCGTTTCCGCAGTCCTGAGGAGCTCGAACGCTCTCCGATCTGGCAGGCCATCAAGAAGGCCTATGCCACCGCCGAACGCATGCGCGAGCGGGGGCTACTGCCCGAGTTCTCCCCCGAGATGATCGAGCGGCTGCGGCAGGCTCAGCCGGCTGAGGATTCCTTAGTGACCGAACTCGTCCGTCGTGCGCAAGAGCTGGTGCGCGAGCAGCGGGAGCAGGCCGAGGAAGCGGAGCGGTCAGACGCCGGCAAGCCCACGACGACCGAGGCGCCGGACAGCGCGCAGGTCGAAGGCGCCGCTGCCTCCAACACCACGGCGGCCGCGACCGAGGTCGCCGATAGCGCAACGATCACCGGGCCGGTCGAATCGAAGCAAGCCAAATCCAGGAGAGGTCGTCGGCTGATGGAAATTCCGTTCATCGATGAAGTCATAGCGGACCTGGTGCAGAAGCATCCTAAGGTGCGCGACGGAATCACTGAATGGCACATCAACCGTGTAATCCAGGACCTTCGTGACCGCGGCGTTAAAACGGAGCGGACTCGCAACGAGGATGGCAGCATCAACGAAAATCAGAAACAGACCATTCGCCGTCGTATCAAGGGGTGGCTGGATTGCCATCCGCTCAGCTGAAGAATTAGCGAATTTTGTCATGGTGTCTTTTATTCTGTCCTGCCGTTTTGAATTTTGTCATGGCGTCTCGAATTTTGTCATGACCGTTTTGAATTTTGTCATGGCGCTTCGAATTTTGTCCTGAGCGCCAGCGAATTCTGTCCTGAATTTTGTCTTTGTTGTTTGGGTCAGGCGCTCTTTTTTGTTGATCTGTCATTTTTGTCTCCCAAGCTCGGAGAAGAAGGCGACGTCTTTCGTCGCCGCGTGCAACCTCCGAGCCATCCAATGGCTAATCGCTGGTTAGAGGTCGTCGTCGACGAGTATCTCCTCGCGTGCGCGCAGGGCCGCAGCCCGAGCGAGGCGGTGGTGATTGCCGAGAGCATCACGCCCCGGCCGCCATATCGCACCCTCACCCGTCACGAACTCCGCGCCGTGAAAGGAATTCCATTCGGTCGCCAGTGGCTTTCCAAGCTGGTGCGCCGTCGCAACTTCCCGCGCCCGTTTCAGATGTCGGAGGCTGAGGCCGAACTGCGGCATCGATGACGGCGGCGGAATAACCGGACTCGCCTTCGGTCGCGCCACCGGTGACCGCGGGGAGCAACACAAAGCAGGTGGAATAGGTGGGCGCCGTCGCTAACAGCGCCTCACCAGAACGGTTTTCCGGGATGGAAAGCCTGGGCCCTGGAGGGGCCTAAGCATGCAGACACATAGTCGAAATGCACCGACTGTCAATGGCTCGGTGAAAGGCCGCGGTCTCGCGCATCGGAAATGGACCGCTGCAGAGCGTATCGCCTACGCCGCCGACGTGGCAACGGGCGAGAGGCAGCTTGACCTGTCGCAGCAGCAGTTGTGCCAAGTGTTCCACGTCACCTCTGCCGCGCTGCGGGCCGAGATCAAGGCTCGGACCAACGGCAACGGCCACAAAGACATGCTGGAGGTTGCGAAAAGTCACCTCCGCGCGATCGTCGACCAGGTCGGGCTCAGCAGCGCCATCGACCTGCTTTCCGAGATCGAAGCTTACGGGCGCGAAGGCTGATGGGTGCTGCCATGAACCTTCGAGACAACGAGCCGACGGGAACCGTCGTGCCCTTCCCCGTGGCCCCGGTCCGCGCCGTGACCACCATCAACGAACTCGCCTTGCGGGAAAACCAGCGTGACGTGAAGGACCGCATGTCCCGGAGCGGGGGGCAGCTGTGGCAGTACATGTCGAGGTACGTCAGGGACCGGAGGGCGCGGTTTCACGAGGGGGACTACTTGATCTCCCAGATCGCGAAGCACGCAACCGCGTACATGAACGCGCTCGAGGAGCTGAAGTCCATCAGCTAACACGCCTACGGCGTCGCCGGCGCAAGTGCCGGCGATGTCCGTTTCACCGGGCTGCTGAGGGCAGTCCAGTCAAACGGACATCCCCAGGGAATAAAAAGACAAGGCCATGCTTGAGCATTCTCCGAGTCTCCTCCCCAGGCTTCCGCGCGGTCGGCCGAGCGCAGCCACCAAGGCAGCGTATCAGGACGGGGTTGCCGTCTTCTGCACCAAGATCCTGGAAATCCAGTCACGACTGGACTTCTCCGTCGGCAGCCGCGGCTGGGCGTACATTCTGGAGGGCGAGCGTTACATTGACAAAGACGAGATCGATGCGGCGCAGAATCTAGTCAATGCCTGCCGCAAGAGCGGCGACCTGCCGCTCGATATCTGCGCCGAGGACGACAAGCGCGCCGCCGAGAACGTCGAGGAGCTCGACCCCGGCCCGGAGGAGATGGCCGCCGGCGGCTGGGCCGATCTCAATGTCCGTGCCGGCTTCATGCGGCGCTTCGCGGAGAAGGAGGCCGAGGGCAAGCGCTGCGTGTTGCTGGTCTTCACCGATCACGACCCCGGCGGCCTGCACATCAACAAGTTCCTACGTTCGAACCTTGAGGAGCTGACACAGGCGGTCGGTTGGTCGCCGGACAATCTCATCATTGAGCGCTTCGGACTCGATTACGACTTCATCGAGCGCGAGCAGCTGACCTGGATCGATAATCTGGCCACGTCGAAGGGCGAATACCCGCTCGATGACGAGCACCACCCCGATCACAACAAGGATTATGTGCAGGACTACCTGCGCAAGTTCGGCGCCCGCAAGGTTGAAGCCGATGCCCTGCTCAAGGTGCCGGAGCTCGGGCGTGAACTCTGCCGCCAGGCCATTCTGAAATACGTCTCCGCAACCGCACCTCGCCGCTATCACGCAAAGCTTAAGCCCGTTCGCGCCGAGATGCGGCGCGCGCTCGACCGCCTCCTGCGCGGGAGAGCGCCATGAGAGCCAATCCCGACGCCGTCGCCGCGGCTAAGAGCGCGAAGGCCGCGCTCAAGCGTGCATTTCCCGCGACAAAATTTTCAGTCACCAGCTCCGGCGATGTGACGTGGACCGACGATGGCCCCACCGTCGAAGAGGTCAAAGACGCGCTCTTGAAATCCGGCTGTGCCAAAGCGCGCACCAGTTGGAACGGGGAGCAATGCTTAGACACCTTTTCTGGCCACCGCTCATACTATTTCGACCGCTACAACGTTGCCGAGCGCGTCGCCGAACAGCAAAAGCGCGAGCAAGACCGACAAGAGTATGTGCTCCGCCAGCAGCGCGTGAATGAAGCAGTGGCGGCGTTGTCTCGCGCCAAGCGCGACGCCGTGAAGCCTATCGAACAGCCGGCCTCGGCGCCCATCACGGACCCGACGGCGTTTGACGCCTTCGAGAAGCTCCGGCTCCGCGCCGAGACCGACGTCGCCGGCGACCAGGAGCGCTCGCGCCGTCCGACCTGGGCGCCACCGATGATCCTGGGGGAAGAGCTGGGTGAGGCCTGCTACACGCTCGGCCTGCTCACCGACGATGACAAGTGGATCGGACGTTTGTGGGCGACCTTCGCCACGCCGAAGCAGTCCGGGCGCTATCTGCGCGAACACACCAGCACCCTGCCGCTTCGGGGGATCAGCTGCCGCGGGTTCCAGTTTCACGTCGGGGAAATTCGCGGGCCGACCATCCTGTTCGAGGCGCAGCGGACCGAGACCGGGGAGTGGCGGTTCGGGCCGTGGTGGCATCCGTCGCGGTATTGGAGTTCGAAGGAGCGCGAGTGGGAGGGATTGGTCCGGGAGCGCGAGGGCCTCGCAGATGCAAAATACCTTTCCGAGCAGGAGCGCAAAGCTCGCACCGAAGCGCTGACACAGAAGATCGACGCGATTGATGCCGAAGACCTGGTGAAGGCGCAGGCGCACCGTGAGCGCCAACAGCTGCGCGGGCGCGTACTGGAATTAGCGCGGCAACGGGTGCTCGATTTCATCGGCGCGCCCGACGTACAGATGCAGATGGCCGGGCGCCTGTGGGGGCATTGCTGCATCTGCGGCAAGGAACTCACCGATCCGATCTCGTTAGAGCGTGGCATTGGACCCGAATGTCTTGGCGCCCGGATCGCAGGCATCAAACGCCTAGCTGCGGAAGGCCGTCCCCCTGAGATCATCGCCATCATCGTTGGGATGTCGCTTGAGTTCGTTGAGACGGTTCTGAAGGAGGCGGTGCCATGACCCGCGAACGCCTGCTCAACCGCCGCGCCTCGACGACTTTCGATTTCGAGCACGACAAGCTGTCCTATGCGTGCACTTATTCGTGTTACGGCGACGGCCGCATCGCCGAGCTCTTTCTGCAGAACCATAAGGGCGGGTCGCACGCCGACATCGCCATCCGCGAGGCCGCCGTCGCGGCGAGCTTGGCGCTGCAGTACGGCTGCCCGCTCGACGTTCTCCAGTGCGCTCTGTTGCGAAATCCTAACGGTGCGGCTGCCGGCGCGCTCGGTCACGCCATCGATCTCATCACAAATGATGCGAAACGACTGCGGAAAGGACAGTCCCATGACCATCCACATCGCCGATATTCATCGCGCGACAGCAGGCTTACCGCCGCGCCTTGTAATCCACGGCCTCGAGGGCGTTGGCAAGACCACACTCGCCGCTCGCTTCCCGGCGCCCGTCTTCCTGCAAACCGAGGACGGCACCGGCAATCTCGAGCTCGCGACCTTCGGCCTGCTCGAGCATTTCGGTGCGGTGCGCGACGCCGTTGCCGCGCTCGGCAACGAAAGCCATGATTTCCGCACCCTCGTGCTCGACAGCGTCGATGCCCTCGAACCGCTGGTCTGGGCGGCGGTCTGCCGCGAGCACGGCTGGCCATCGATCGAGGCGCCCGGCTACGGCAAAGGCTACGTCGAGGCCGACGCAACGTGGCGCGACTTACTCACCGGCCTCGACTGGCTGCGCCGCACCCGCGGCATGCTGATTGTGCTCATCGCCCATAGCGCGGTCGAAACCGTCAACGATCCCCGCGTGCCCGCCTACACGTCCTATCAGTTACGGCTCCACAAACGTGCGCGCGGCCTCATCCAAGACTGGGCCGACGTCATTGCCTTTCTTGGTGTCGATATCGTCATCAAGAGCGAGGACGCCGGCTTCGGCAAAAAGCGCGTGCGCGCAGATGGCGGTTCGCAGCGACAACTGTACTTCGAAGCGCGCCCCGCCTTCACCGCGAAGAACCGCTATGCGCTGCCGGCAAAACTGCCGGTGCCGCTCGATTTCGACTTTGCCAAGCTTGCGTCCTTTTTCCCGGCGGCCGCCCAGGGGGACGTGACGCCACTTAAGCGCGCGGCCAACTAAACCAACAGGAGGCTCAGATGAGCGAAAATTACGAAACGGCACTGCCTGAAGTCTTCGATCCGGAAACACAGGAGGGCACGCACTTCGACGTGCTGCCAGTTGGTAGCTACATCGCGCAAGTCGTCGACGCCTGCGTGGCGCAGCCGAAGTCCGGCGATGGACATTACGTCGGGCTCAGCTGGCAGATTACCGAAGGCGAGCATGAAGGACGCTACGTGTTCCAACGGATCACCTTCCTCCACTCGAGCACGCAGGCGGTGGAGATCGGCCGCCGTCAGTTCAAGGACCTCTGCGTCGCCACCGGTGTCAGCGAGCAGGTGAGCGACGTCGAAGTTTTCAAGTACATTCCTTGCAAGCTGAAAGTCGGCATCCAGAAGGACAAGCAGGGGGTTTATGCCGACCAGAACCGGGTCTCACGCATCCTACCGCTTAAAGATCCCAATGCTGACGAGGCGGCTAAGTCGAAGGCACCTACACCGGCCAAACCCGGGCCGAGGGCCGCCGCGCCCGCGAAGCCCGAGCCGCAGCCGGCACCGGCAAACGTGGCGAAGGGCAATGGCCCGATACCGCCCTGGCGCAAGCCGGCGAGCTCGGTCGGCGACGATATCGACGATAAGATCCAGTATTGATGTCCACTCTCTGACGGTGGCGAGCTTGCCACTCGCCGCCGCATCAACCCAACCAACCGAACCAAACCAACCGAACCAACCCAACCGAACCGCTTCGAGGCTTCGCATGAATTCTCGCGGGGTTGGTCATGGTCGAATTACGTCCGTATCAGAGCGCCGCACTGGCCGCGTTGGAGGCACACTGGCACAGCGGCGGCGGCGCCGCGCTTATCGACATGGCAACCGCCACCGGCAAGTCGCTGGTGATCGCCGAAACCGTTCGGCGCGCCATTGCCCGCGATCGCAATTTACGCGCCCTCGTCGCCGTGCACGTCCGTGAGCTAGTCGAGCGCGACGTTGAAGAGCTGTTGGAAATCTGGCCCGACGCTCCCTACGGCATCTGCAGCGACGGGCTCGACCGCCGCGACCACGACCAGCAAATCATCTTCGGCACCATTCAGACGCTGCATCGCGACGTCGCCAAGCTCGGGCGGCGCGACCTACTGCTGATCGACGAAGTCCAGCTTGTGCCGCGCGACGGCGACGGCATGTACCTGATGCTAATCGACGCACTGCGCGCGCTCAATCTCGACCTGCGCATGGTTGGCGCATCGGCGACCTGCTTCCGACTCGACAGCGGCTATCTCGATCGTGGCGAGGGCGCGCTGTTCGAGCGCACCGTGTTCTCCTACAGCATCGCCGATGGCATTCGTGATGGCTGGCTGGCGCCGCTGTCATCGAAGGCCACCAACGCCAAGATCGACGTGACCGGCGTCGGCCGGCGCGGCGGCGAATTCATCCCGGGCGAGCTCGAGCGTGCCGCCAATATCGGTGACGTGGTCGAGGCGGCCGTTGCCGAGATGGTCGAGCAGGGGCGGGAGCGGCGTGCCTGGATCGGTTTCTGCTGCGGTGTCGAGCACGCCTTTGCCGTGCGCGATGCCGTTCGCCGCCACGGTATCTCCTGCGAGACGGTGGTCGCCGGTACCCCGAGTGAAGAACGCAGGGCCATCTTTGACGCCTACCGTGCCGGCCAAATCCGCTGCCTGACCGGGGTCAACGTATTCTCGGTCGGCTTCAATATCCCGCAAGTTGATCTGATCGCGTTGCTGCGGCCGACCTGCTCGCCTGGGTTACTAATCCAGCAAGTTGGGCGCGGTACCCGTAAGGCTGAGGGCAAGACTGACTGCCGCGTCCTCGATTTTGCCGGCAACATTCGCCGCCACGGGCCGGTCGACAGCATCTATGTCAACGGCCGAACCGCCGCCAATCCCGGCGACGTGCTGACGAAGACTTGTCCAGAGTGTCAGGAAGAAAACCTGCTGGCGGCAACGGTGTGCACATGCTGCGGCGACGTTTTCGTCAGCGAGCCGCGACGGCCTAAGCACGCTGCCAGCGCCGACATGACGTCGGTGCTCCCGAGCCCGGCGACCTGGCTGCCGGTGCGGCGTTCCGAATTCCGCGCGCACCAGAAATATGGCAATCCCAACGCCCCGCCAACACTGCGCGTCGATCATCTCTGCGGCTTCAGCGCCTACAGCGAATACGTCAGCTTCCAGAGCCATAACTCCGGTGCCCGCTATTACGCGGGCCAGTGGTGGCACGCCCATGGCGGGCGCAACCCGGTGCCAATGCGCGTGGCGGATGCGCTCGCGCGCCGCAACGAGCTCGACTGTGTCACCGAAATTGTCGTCGGCCGTGATGGTCAATGGTGGCGGATTGAAAAACGTCGCGTGCAACGCGGGGACGGAAGCCGGATCGAAGTCGATAGCAAGTATCGTATCCGTCGGGTGGCGGCATGACGCTGTTCGAGCGCTTCGCCACGCGAGAACCGACTGTATGCGCCGTCTGCCGCCGGCACGCGGTCTGGCTCGGCTTTCATCCCCCGAAGCAACGCCTGCCGACTATTTGGCTCTGCGACGACGAGTACTGCCACGCAGCAGCTGCGAGGGCCTACGCCATGCCGAGAAGGATTCTGGATGCACACGAGCTCGGCGCCATGCTGGAGGCCGGCAGTATCGCTGCCGGCTATCTCGAGGAGCTCGGGATTACCGATCTTACCAAGCTTGGTCCCGATGAGTGGCGTGAGTTTCTGCGCCAGTTGCTGACCAGCTACGAGCACATCCTGCGGCGCAAGATCCTGAATGACGAGCCGGCGTTTGAGGCACCCAATGGGTCCGTTTGAGCAGCGTGCCGAGCGCCTGTTTGAGCGCGGCTACGCCGTGGTGCCTATCATTCCGGGCACCAAGAAGCCCGGCTTCCTTTGCAACGGGCATTGGATTGGACTGATGGCGTGGTCGACGCGTTTCAATGGCCGCGCCTCACGGCCGCAAGAGCGTGCACAATGGGGGCGTGGCGATGCCGGCATCGGTGTTCTTGGCGGGCCGCCCAGCCAGGATCTCATCGGCGTCGATATCGATACCGAGGATGCGGATCTGCTTGCCGCCGTGCTAGCTGAGCTGCCGCCAACACCAGTGAAGAAGACCGGAGCTAAAGGCGAGACTCGCTTCTATCACGGCCCCGGCATCGCCTCGCAATCCTGGACCGTCGCCGGCAAGCGGGTGCTCGATATCATCGGCGCCGGCAAACAGACGGTGCTGCCGCCGAGCATTCATCCTACCGGGGCGCCGTACCGCTGGCTCACCCCCGACACGCTGGAGGATCTACAACCGCAGGACCTGCCGCGTCTGCCCAGCGACATCGCCGAACGTATCACGGCAGCGCTGGCGCCGTTCGGCTACGAAGCCCCACCGCCGCAAGGCAGCGCGGCCGGCACGGACGATGACAGCCCGCATCGCCAGCTCAACGATGCTGCGCTGGCCCATCTGGCCGCCTGGGTGCCGGCACTGAAGCTCTACAAGTGTCGAGTCGGTCGCGGCGGCTATGAGGCGGTCGCCGTCTGGCGACCATCCTCAACGGGGCGCCCGAACAAAGATCGCACTCGCAATCTCAAGATCTCACCCAAGGGCATTCGCGATTTCGGTGCCGGCGTTGGCTACACGCCCATCGACCTGGTGATGGCGGCGCTTGGTATTGATCTCGACGCCGCCTTCGGCTTCCTTAGCAAGTGCCTCGGCTGGGCCACGGTCGAGTTGGCAATTGAAGTCGAAGCCGGTAACGAAACGGATGCAACGTCTGCGCCCGAACCGACAATCAAAGCGAACGGCGGTGCCGGTAACGAGGCGAACGTAAAGAAAGCGCCGGCGCCCGATCCACTCGAGTCCTACACTCGTGTGCCTGGCGCCGTCGGCGATGTGGTCGACTGGATCGTCAGCACCGCGCGTCGGCCTAACCGGGTGTTGGCCTTGGGCGCCGCCATTGTCACCATCGGCACCCTGATTGGCCGTCGTGTCGCCGGCCCAACCCGCAGCGCAACGCATCTCTACGTGGTCACGGTGGCGCCGGCAACCGCAGGCAAGGATCACCCACGCCGCTGCATTCTGCCGCTGCTGGAAGCAGCTAATGCCGGCGTGCATGCCCATCTCGGCGACATCACCTCGCAGTCAGGCTTCAATCGAGTGATGAAGAACATACCGCTCAGTGTAGTCGTAATCGATGAAATCGCCGGCTTCCTCGGCCGCATCACCAGCCCGCAGTCGTCCTACTGGGAGCGCCGCCTGAGCGGCAAATTGCGCGAGCAATGGTCGTGCTCGTTTGGTGCGATCGGCACCATGACGTCGGCGGAATACAGCGACACCCGCATCCTGTGCCCGGCCATGAGCATTTTCGGCACTAGTACCAATGCCGAATTCTGGTCGGTGCTGCAGGGCTGCGAAGTGGAGAACGGGTTCTTCAGCCGGTTCCTAGTCCTTGACAGTAACCTGCAGCCTCCGGATCAGGACCCGGCGGATGACTCATTCCGCGTACCACAGGCCCTTGGGGCGCGGCTGGCCGAACTCTATTGCTGGGATAGCAACTTGCTGATGACCGCGCGACTCAATGATCCAGAAGTCCAATTTGCGCCACGGGTTCTCTCTTGGAATGATCGCGATGCGAGAGACCGTTATCGTGAGCTCACGCAATGGGTCGAACGCGAACTTGATGACGACATGGGCAAGCAGGCTTATCTCGGCCGCGTAGCCGAGACGGCGATCCGGCTCGCTACTATCCGGGCCGCGGGGCGAGGCGGGGCGAGGGCACGGGTTGACTTGTCGGATATGGAATGGGGTGCCGACATCGCTTGTATAGCCATCACGGCTATGATGGAGCAGTCGGTGAACAATCTAGCTCCCACCTTACGCGGAGAATTTGCCGACCGGCTGATCCGAATGATCCAGCGCCACGGCACCCTCAGCCGACGGAAATTGCAACAGCACGTTCGCGGTCGCTACCGCACCGGAGAGGTCAACGACATGCTCAATCAGGCCATCGAAGCCGGGCTGATCATCAAGACGGCTGACGGCTATGCAACCAGACGCTGAGTTGGGCACGGAGCTGGGCACGTGTTGGCGTTGTTGGCGCCGTGCCCAGAAAATGTTGGCGCGTGCCCAACTTTAAGCCAACACGTTAACTCTTTTGGGGCCAACAACATTCTTAAAATGTTGGTTTGTGAGGCCAACACGGTGCCCAATTGAAATGTAATCATTTTTTCCTGTTTGACTCTCTGTTCTGGTGTTGGTGGGGTGTCCCCCCGGAAAAAGCTGGGCACGCGCCCAGAAAAAAGGGGGTCTTTTTAGGACGCCAACACGCCAACAAGGTTGGGAACGGAGATGAGAAGAAGTGTCGAAAAAAGCTTGGTGCAACCAACGGTGTGTAATGAGTCGGCCGTGAAGAAAGTTTTGCGGCACCGGGTTAGGTGAAGCGGGGTGGCCAAGAGGGCGTGCCAAAGGATCAACGAGAGGACACGTAAAAGCTC